ATCAGTATAGATCAGAACCTGGTGGAAATGTTTGGGTAGAAGTACTTGATATTTATCCTTCAGTATATTCAGAAAATGCACAGGTCACATTTGAGGCAGGTAGTGCAGAAGTTGTTATTCCAGTAGCAGATATTGTAACTGTTACTGGTACCCCGCTAACATCGGATAACTTTAGTGTGCAATACAGCATCGCCCATACCAATCCAGTTGCTTCAGCAATGCAGATTCCAGCACTAGTAGGTGCAGGAACTAATCTTGTCATTAACCTTGAAGCCGTTGAGTATGCTGGCGCTGCATGGTCGGCACTAGATGAGTCAGTTACAATTCACTTCAACATTACCATTGTTGAAGCGGGTGCAGTATCATAATATGGTATAATTTTCAAGAGGTGATCTAATGGCAACAGAGTCAATTGGTACGTTAATACCAACAGCAATTCCAGGGTATACTGATTCAGCAGATATCCAAGCAGCACTACGTGCATACCACTATGGTTCATATACTTATGACCCTGCTAATACATCACCAGCATCACTTGTAAGCCCTTCTATGGCAAAAACTATTTATGATATTCAGACAGATATCACTGCTCTTGAGAACCGTCCTTCATCAGGTGGAGAAGTAGATAATACAGAGCCAGTACCAGCAGACTTTACACCACCAGAGATTCCAGACGGATTTATCTGGGTAGATTCAAATGGCACAGTAGGTGGACAACCAACATCTGCAACATCAGTATTTACAAACTCTGCTCCAACAACATCTCTTACAACTGGTGTTATCTGGGTAGATAAAGATGCAACAGAAATTGTAGCAAACCCATATATTCCAACTGCAGCAATTGCAGCAAAGGGTGATTTAATTGCTGGTAGTGCAAATGATGCAATAACTATTTTATCTGTAGCAGCAACAAATGGATTAGTTCTTAATGTTAACTCTTCAACAACTTCAGGACTTGCTTGGGTTGATTCAGCAGCAAGCACACAAACATTAACTAACAAGTCGATTGCACTTGGAACAAATACTATTACTGGAACAATTGCAGAATTTAATACCGCTTTAACAGACCAGAACTTTGCAACAGTTGCAGGCAGCGAAACACTTACAAACAAAACTTTAACATCTGCAGCATTAACAGCACCAGTTATTACTGGAACTGCCTCAATTGCTCAGATGATGGAAAATGTTGCAATTTCTGCAACGGCAGCAACTGGTACAGTAAACTATGATGTTTTAACAAATGGTGCAGTTACATATTACACATCAAATGCATCTGGAAACTGGACACTTAATTTACGTGGAGATGGTTCTACCACAATGAACTCAGTTATGTCTACTGGAAAATCACTTACTGTAGCATTTCTTGTAACAAATGGTGGTACAGCATATTATCAGACAGCACTTCAAGTTGATGGTACAACATCTGGAGTCACAGTAGAGTGGCAAAACGGAACAGCACCTGCTGCTGGCAATATCAATAGTATTGATGTTTATTCAGTTACACTTATTAAAACTGGAAGCGCAACATATACAGCATTAGCATCTCAAACCAAGTTTGCATAAGGGGGATAGAGGGTGCCATTTTTAGGAACTCGTGGAGCAGGAACTAACAAGGCTTTTGGCTTTGCTGGTCCTGGAAAACCAAATCAAGTAACAGGATTAACTGCTACAGATTTTGGTACATCCAGAGCATTTAATAATGGACGAATCGATTTATCTTGGACGGCACCTGCAAACAATGGTGCAACAATTTCAGGGTATTTTATTGAAAGATCTACCAACGGATCTTCTTATTCAACTTTAGTAGCAAATACAGGAACAACTGGAACAACATATTCTGATACATCATTAACTAGTTCACAAATTTATTATTATAAGGTTTCTGCTATAAATACTGTTGGTACTGGAGATGCATCTACCGCCGCAAGCGATACTGCAACTACCGTTCCACAAGCACCTACTATTGGCACTGCAGCAGACGGTGGAACGGGCACTACAGCAACTGTTACTTATACAGCAGGAGCAACAGGAGGAAAAGCAGTTTCTGCATACACAGCAACCTCATCACCTGGATCATTAACAGGAACAGGTGCAAGCCCAATCACGGTATCTAGTCTTACAACTGGAACTGCTTATACATTCACAGTTACAGCAACTAATGCTAATGGTACATCAACTGCTTCTGCGGCTTCTAATAGCGTGACTCCTGCCGTTCCTGCTGTTTCAAGTATTGAGGCACTTGTTGTTGCAGGCGGTGGTGGCGGTGGTAGTGGTGCTGGTTTCGATAATGGTTATGCGGGCGGTGGCGGCGGTGGCGGCGGTGTTATTTATAACCCAACATTTGCAGTTACTACTGGAGTTTCTTACACAGTTACAATTGGTGGCGGTGGTGCAGGAGCGACCGCTGGTGGTGGTAGCACAGGTAGAGGAACAACTGGTTCTAACTCGGTCTTTTCAAGTATCACTTCAAATGGTGGTGGTGGCGGTGGTTCTGCCGACGACGCAACTAGAAAAAATGGTTTAACAGGTGGCTCAGGCGGCGGCGGAGCAAACACTGCTGGTGGGGTGGCTGGTGTAGGCGGAAGCGGAACTGGCGGGCAAGGCAATGCTGGCGGTAACGGAACTACTAATACCAATTCAGTTGGTGGTGGCGGCGGTGGTGCTGGTGGAGCAGGTGGTAGAGGAACGGCTGGCGCAAATGCAACTTATCTATCTCTATCAGTAGGAGGCGGTGGTTTCGGAGGAAATGGTGTTGTTGGAGATCCTAACACAGGCAGAGGTGGTGCAGCAGCCAATGACTATAACGCTGGTAACTCTAAAGCAGGAGGCAGCGGTATTGTAAGAATTCGCTACGCTGATACTTTTGCCAATGCAGTTAGCACAACAGGTTCACCAACCTTTGCAAATGCTGGTGGCTTTAAGACTTACACTTGGACAGGAAGCGGGAGTATTACATTCTAATGGCACATTTTGCAAAACTAGATGAAAACAATATTGTTACTGAAGTTATTGTAATTAATAACTTAGAGTTAGATTCTTTAAATGAAGAGGCTTCAGGACTTACATGGCTAGAAAATTGGTCTGGTGGATATACTAACTGGAAGCAAACTTCTTATAACGGAAATATACGTAAAAACTATGCGGGTATTGGATTTTTATATGATCCAATTAAAGATGCATTTATACCATCAAAACCTGAAGAAGGTAATTGGGAATTAAATGAAGAAACATGTTTATGGCAAGAGGTATCAGAGTAATCTGATATAATAAACCAGAGGAGATTTAAATGGCAACTATTAACACTACCGATCCAAAACCAGGGTTTGTCTACGACCTAGACACAGACACTTGGTTCCCATTGCAGGGTATTGCAACAACAACCCTGGATGCATTGAGTGATGTCATTATTACATCTCCAGCCACAAATCAGGCATTAGTTTATAATGGTACAAATTGGATTAATGCTACTGAGTCTGGTGATATTACCGCCGTGACTTCAGGTACAGGTATCACAGTAAGCGACGGTACAGGACCAATTCCTTCTATTGCAATTGATACTGCAGTAACAGTAGATTTAAGTACCGCTCAAACAATAACAAACAAATTGTTATCAGGTAACGTTATGTTATCTCCAGAAGAGCGATTCACAGTTACAGCAACTGCTGCAACAGGAACGGTAAACCTAGATGTCCTAACTGCTGGGGTATATTATTCAACAGCATCTGCTACTGGTAACTGGACACTAAATGTTCGTGGCAGTTCATCAACATCTTTAGATTCAATTTTAACAACTAATGATTCAATTACAGTAGTAATGTTTGCAACACAAGGTTCTCCTGCATATTATCAAACAGCATTTCAAATTGATGGAAATGCAATTACTCCAAAATGGCAAAATGGTGTAGCACCTTCTGCTGGTAATGCAAATAGTATTGATATTTATTCATTTACAATTGTAAAGACAGGTTCGGCTACTTTTACAGCCTTTGGATCACAGACAAAGTTTGCTTAAGGGGTTTTAAATGCCTATTATTGGTGGAAGACAAATTGGTGTAAGAGGACTAGGTTTTGCAGCAGTATTAAAACCAAGTGCCCCTACTTCAGTTACTGCTACCAACGTAGGAACAGGCCGTGCATTCAATAATGGTTCTGCAACAGTTGCTTTTACACCAGGACCAGATAATGGATCTCCTATTACACAATTTACTGTAACATCTTCTCCAGGCGGGTATACAAATACAGGAGTCTCATCTCCAATTACTATTACTGGATTACAATCAAATACATCTTATACATTTTCTGTTACTGCTACTAATATAATTGGTACTTCTGATGCTGGTGTTTCTAATAGCATTACTGCAACTACCGTTCCACAAGCACCTACTATTGGTACTGTCACAAGGACTAACAACACTACTCTTTCTGTCCCATTCACAGCAGGTGCAACAGGTGGTTCTGCTATTACTTCTTACACTGCTACAAGCAGCCCATCTGTTGCCTTAACTGTTTCTGGTACTACAACTCCGCTAACAGTTACTGGAACTTTTGCCTCTAACACTGCGTATACAGTTCAAATTGTTGCAGTTAACGCCAATGGTTCATCTACAGCATCTTCTGCGTCTAACTCTGTAACTCCAGTTCCTCTTCCAGTAGTTACTGGTGGAACTCTTACTTCTGATGCAACTTATTACTATCGCACATTTACAAGTAGCGGAACTCTTAGTGTTACTGGCACAACTTTAACCGCAGATGTATTAACTATTGCAGGCGGAGCAGGTTCAGCAAATTCCCAACAAGCCATAGGCGGTGCTGGTGGTGCTGGCGGCGTTCTTTTACATTCAAATCAAAGTTTAACGGTTGCTTCACGAACCGTAACGGTAGGTGGTGGTGGCGCTAACAATGCAAATGGTTCAAACTCTCAATTTGATTCTTTAACAGCAAGTGTTGGCGGCGGAACTGGTGGCGGCGGCGGCGGCGGTATTTTTAATGGCTTTTCAGGTGGTTCAGGCGGCGGTGGTTCAGGCGGTGCAGGATTTACCACGACAGGCGGTGCGGCAACATCTGGGCAAGGTTTTGCTGGCGGACAAGGTGAAAGTGTACAGCAACCATCTGGCGGTGGCGGTGGTTCAGGCGGTGTAGGCGGTAACGCAACTTCGGGCGCTTCAGCAGGTAACGGTGGTGCTGGTACAAATACTTACTCATCTTGGGCAACAGCAACATCAACAGGCGTGAGTGGTCGTTATGCGGGCGGCGGTGGCGGAGCGGGCTTTAACACTTCAACCGCAGGGTCAGGCGGTTCAGGCGGCGGTGGTGCAGGTGCTGTGTATCCAACTGCTGGAACGGCTGGAACTGTTAATACTGGGTCAGGCGGAGGAGCAGGCGGAAATCCAGGTGTTGCAGGTGGTTCAGGATTAGTAATTGTTCGTTACACAAGAGCACAGGTAGGTGGATAATGGCACATTGGGCAGAAATAAATGAAAACAACATTGTTCTTCAAGTACTTGTTGGAGATAATAATGATCCAAACGGTGATGAAGGATACCAATGGTTATTAGATAATCTTGGTGGTACTTGGATTAAAACTTCTTATAACGCAAATATACGTAAAAACTATGCAGGAGTTGGTTTTTATTATGATGAAGTTCGTGATGCTTTTATTTCTCCACAACCTTTTAATTCTTGGGCATTAAATGAACAGACCTGTAAATGGGAAGCACCAACACCATACCCAAATGATGGCGGTATTTACAAATGGGTAGAAGATGACCTTAATTGGCAATTAGTAGAAAGCGGGGCATAGTAGAATAATTCTGCTATAATACAATCATGGCAATTACATTTGATAATTCAGGCAAACCAACATACATGTTCCAGGCTGGAGCAACTTCTACTGATGGTGTTTGGTATGCCGTTGGTGCCAAGATTGATACCGCCGCAGGATACGAATGGGCTGGCGCACAAACATTTTTAAATACTGTAACTACTGATGCTACTGTTATTTTAAGAGATGGTTTTAATAATTTTCTAAACCCTGCTGCTAGAGATGCAGCACTAACTGCACCTGTTGCAGGTACTCTTGCATTTGTAAGACAAGATGCTGGTGGATCACCACTTAATCAAATTCAATTTTATAATGGTACTGCTTGGGTTGCAAATGATGGAGACATCAATGGCGTAACTGCTGGAACTGGTCTTTCAGGCGGCGGTACATCAGGAACAGTTACACTTTCTGTTGATACAACAGTAGTAGCAACAACAAGTAATACTCTCACAATGACTAATAAAACTTTAACAAGTCCTGTTATTACAACACCAACTGTAACAGGTTTAACACTAAATGATTCAAGTATTGTTTTTGAAGGTTCTTCTGCAGATGCTAATGAAACTACTCTTACAGTAGTTGATCCTACAGCAGATAGAACAATTACTTTGCCAAATGTCGACGGTACAGTAATAACAACAGGAAACCTTTCATCTATTACTTCAACTGGTACACTAACAAGCCTAACCGTTTCTGGAGATATAGTATTATCTGGAACAAATGCACCAGGAAGTATCACAGATGAATTAACACTCCTTCTTATGGGAGCACTCTAACATGAAAGGTAGTAACTAATGGCTACATCAACTAAGGTACTTGCTCGTACCGCTGCTGCAACAAGCAGCACAACACTATATACAGTACCCGCTTCAACAACTACTGTAGTATCAAATATTGCAGTAACAAATACATCAGGGTCAGCGCAAACATTTACACTTGCACTTAATTCAGTTGCATTGCATACAACAACTGCTATCGCTGCAAATTCAACGGTATATATTGATCTAAAACAAGTACTAACTGCAGCACAAACAATTACAGGACTTGCTTCTGCTACTTCTGTTAATTTCCACATTTCTGGTGTGGAGGTATCTTAATATGGGTATTGCAGTATTTCCTGCGCCAAGCGCAGCAGCATTAACACAAAAATTTCAAGAGTTTACATCAACTGGAACATTCACCGCACCATCAAATGTTTCAACAGTAGAAGTATTGCTTGTTGCAGGCGGTGGAGGTGGTGGCAACTCAGCCATTTCTAACTATGCAGTCGCAGGTGGCGGTGGCGGTGGTCAAGTAGTTAAAACATTTCTTACCGTAACTCCAAGTACTGCTTATACAATTACAATTGGTGCAGGCGGTGCTGCTGCAAATAACGGAGCAAACTCATCTTTTGGTTCTTTATTAGTATGCGGCGGCGGTGGAGCAGGTGGTGCAAACAATAGTGCTGGCTTTAACGGTAGTTCTGGAACTAATACAAAAGGTGGAGCCCACAACGGCGGCAATTCAAAAACCTATGCAGGAGGTTTAGGAGTTGGCGGCAGCGGAGGCGGAGGAGGAAATGATACCGCTTCTGGAGTTAATGGCGGCGGCGGCGGCGGCGCTGGGGGGAACCCAGGTCATGGAAGTATTGCTTCAACGAGTAATGGTATCGGCGGCATGGGGCTCTACGGTTTTGGTGCTGGTGGTGGACCTGGACTTTGGAAAGTTGCAGATGGTGCAGGCGGAAGTGGAACAACTCCTACTGTTTTAGCAAATTCAGGTGCTGGAGGATATGGCGGTTGTGGTGGTGGAACAGGTTCTAATTTTAATAATGGAAGTGCTGGCGCTTCTGGCTATTGTTTAATTACTTATTGGAGTTAATTATGGAACAACACTACGTATTTCTTAAAGACAATCGAGTTGCAAACATTGCAGTCTTTGCTTCACAAGATGAAGCATTGGCTGATGCAGTTGCACAAGAACACGGATTTGATGATGCAGTATGGGTAGGAGAAACAATTCCTGGAATGTGGTCAACTTATGACGGTACTAGTTTCACTGCACCAACTATTGACTACTTATATGAAATTGGTATATCACAAGAAAACCAAGCAATGAGAGATGCAAGAATTCTTGCTGAAATGCAAGCAGAAGATCCTGCTTAATAATTAAATAAAAAAATAACCCCCCAAAAGCCAAAAGCCAATGGGGGGTATTTTTTATCCCTTAAATTAAATTATTGGGAAATTTCTTTAACCACTTGTAATGGGCACCTTTTTTATATGATGACCAGGCACTCCAATTAGTACCGCCCTTTGTCATGTGAAATGCAACTTGTGCATTGATGACAGGGTTAAGAAGATCTACATTGTGATCTAGGTTAAATTTATCTCGTCTATCAGGACCAAGGCCCTGCAGCATATTGATTTGGTAAACACCGTAAGATGAATCTCCAGTGCTAACGTTACCGTTGAAGGCAAGCGGCCTTCCATTAGACTCAGCCTTTGCAACAGCCCAGGCAGTCTTTAGGCGTTCCCCCTTGAACCCTACAGCCTTTAATAATTCAACAAGTTCTGAATCACTAAGTGAAGTAGAATTAGCATATTTTTCAAGTATTACATCGCTACTAGGCTTAGATACCAAAAAAACCCCTGGAGGGGTTAAAGTAGTAGTCAAGGCACGTTCACTTAGTAAGTTGTTCTTTGTAGCGTGTGCAGCATTCAGACCATTGTTTAACAAGGTAAGAGTGAGCAACGTTATAAGAACCCCCGATAGCATTTTGCTTTCTTTCAAGTTTTCCTCCAAACTATAAATGCTACTTTGCAGTAGCACTACATAAAGTATAGCATGTTTTGACCCTTAAAAACAAGTTTAAACACATAAATGTCCGTTTTGTGGTATATTTAATATATGAAAATGTGTAATATTTCTAATTGTTTGAATAAACATCATGCAAAAGGGTACTGCAAAAAACATTATAAAAGATTTTTGTTGCATGGAGACCCAGATAAAAAGTTAATACTTTATAAAGATTACACTACCTGCATTTTTCCTGATTGTAACAAACCACATTTGTCTAAAGGTTATTGCAGGGGACACTATAGAAGTATCTTAAAGCCTGAAAAGGTTAGAGAATCAAGCAGAAGAAGAAGGGCTCAAAAACTAAACAATGGATCTGAAAAGTATACAGAGTTAGAAGTTCTTGAAAAGTATGGCTTAGAGTGTTATTTGTGTAATACTTCAATAGATCTTTTAGCCACAAGAAAAGTAGGTTCAGAAGGCTGGGAAAGAGGCCTTCACATTGAGCACGTTGTTGATATAGCCCTAGGCGGACCAGACACAATAGACAACGTAAAACCATCACATGCACAATGCAATCTTAAAAAGAAGCCTGTTAGAATGGTATAATAATAAGACTATGGCATCAGGCGAAACAACGGTATATGATTTACCGTATCCAGTTAATTCAGACCCCGTAAACGTAGCAGGGGATATTCAATCACTTGCTGAGCGCATTGAGGTTATTTTACCTACAATTGGATTACCATTTCATACATTAGAAGTTGTAAACAATAGTGGTGTTTCTATTTCTAAGGGTGATCCTGTATACATATCAGGTTTTGGTACCAGCAAACCAAGAGTAGCAAAATCACAAGCATCAAGCATTGCCACATTTCCAGTAATTGGATTAGCACAATCTGCAATTGGAAATGGCAATGATGGAGTTGTTGTTATATCAGGTGTATTTACTGAAGTTAATACTTCTTCGTATGCCGCTGGAGATAGGCTATATGTTGGATCAAGCGGTGGTCTTACAGCAACTCAGCCAATTACTGCTACAACAAATTCTGGAGTAGTTGGAATTGTTGCAAAATCAAATA